GTTGCTGCTTGAAGAGCTGCTCTCAGAGTGCCTGGCAATGTGTGGGGTCTGGCCTCAAAAGCCTCTCTTGTTCTAGACTCCGCCCTGTGCAAATTAAATGTGAACAAAGCCTTAGGCCCCAAAAGCCTCTCTTCCTTTTCTTCAGATATGTAGGGAGGCTAGGGGCCCCTGGCCTCCTGTATACTTAAAAAAAGACTAGGGTGCTTATTTCCTGCTCAAGTGGCACTTTAGCTAGCCTGCGGCTGGGTTGCCTAGTAACCGACTTCCTCTGTCACTTACCGCTCACTGGTTGCTTAGTTACCGACTTCCTCTTTGTCACTTGTGGTCACAAGAGCCACCACCCTGTAATTTCCTGCCCCGGAACAAGCCGCTGAAAACTTGTTTTTGTTTTCCTTAGAATTTGGCCCAAAAACCTGCCTGAGATAACTGAGAAGCTTCTCAAACTTTTCAAGTAAGTGACAATGGGAGCTGCGATATCTGTAATAATTGAAATGATCGGAGCGGTCTCCGAGATTTCATCAGTTACTGGACTGTCTGTAGAGGCCATTCTTAGTGGAGAAGCCTTTGCCGCCATAGACGCAGAAGTGACTTCACTATTAACTATGGGGTATCTAGGCGCGGATTCTGCATTATATACGATGGGTCTTACTGAAGATATGTTCCTTTATATGCAAGCTCTTCCTGAAATCACATCTACAGTTTTAACTCAGTTTGTTAAAGAATCAGTCCAGACAGCATTTATTTTTGAAACTGTTGCAGGTTCAGCTGCCCTTTCTTTGGGAAGTCTACACGGCTATCTTGCTCACGAAGTCCCGATTGTGAATAGAAACATGGCTCTTATTCCTTGGAGACCAGCAGACTACTATGATATATTATTTCCTGGAGTTCAATCATTTACGCATGCTCTAGATGTTGTTCATGGATGGGGTCACTCACTGTTCCAATCAGTAGGACAGTATATTTGGGATACATTGAGGCGGGAAACACAGGGAGCTATTGAGGGAGCTGTTAGGGATCTCAGTGTTCAAACTACCCACCAATTCCTTGACTCAGTAGCAAGGATGCTGGAAAACAGTAGGTGGGTAGTAACAAATCTACCTAGGGAAGCCTATGGCAGAGTGTATGGAGGCCTACAAAATTACTACACTCAACTGCCAGGTATAAATCCAGCACAAAGAAGACAAATGGAGAGAGCTATTGAATATGCTAACAGACCCAGTATTGAGGATGCAAATACAAGGCAGGTTCTTGAGTCAGAAGTAGGAAGGCCAGAGGCACTGAGGGGCAGTCAACAACAATCTGATTCATCCACCTGGTTTGAGTCAGGGGCTAATATTATTAAGTACTTTGCTCCAGGGGGAGCACACCAAAGAGTCACACCTGACTGGATGCTTCCTTTAATTCTAGGACTGTACGGAGACATTAGTCCTACTTGGCAGACATACATTGATGAGGAAGAGTATGGCCCCCAAAAGAAAAGGCAACGCCTCAAGTAGATGTGCTACTGCTTGTGGAAAAGCATGTCCCAAGCCTGCTGCTGTGCCTAAGCTTATTATGAGGGGAGGGGTGGGAGTACTTGGCCTTGTTACAGGAGAAGATAGTATAACTCAAATTGAGGCCTACCTGAATCCAAGAATGGGTCAGAACAAACCAGGAACAGGAACAGAGGGGCAGTACTATGGATTTTCACAGAGTATCAAAGTTAATGATTCCCATACTGAAGATGAGGTCAAACCAAACCAGCTTCCATACTACAGTATGGCCAAAATTCAGCTTCCAACCCTTAATGAAGACCTTACATGTGACACCTTGCAGATGTGGGAAGCAGTGTCAGTGAAAACTGAGGTGGTAGGAGTTGGGTCCCTTCTCAATGTTCATGGCTGGGGTGCTAGAAGTGAGGCCAAAGATGTAGGCATAGCAAAACCAGTGGAGGGCACCACATACCACATGTTTGCAGTGGGAGGTGAACCTCTTGACCTCCAAGGCTTGCAGCAAAATTACAACACCAAGTATGATGCTGGTATAATTAGTATCAAAGTGGCCACAGGCAAAGATGCCACATCTACCAATCAGGTGCTTGATCCTACTGCTAAGGCCAAGCTTGACAAAGATGGAAGGTATCCCATTGAAATCTGGGGACCAGATCCATCCAAGAATGAAAACAGCAGATATTATGGAAATTTCACTGGAGGCACCCAAACTCCACCAGTAATGCAGTTTACCAATACACTTACCACTGTGCTCCTGGATGAAAATGGGATTGGGCCCTTGTGCAAGGGTGATGGGCTATACTTGAGCTGTGCTGATGTTATGGGATGGTGGATCGAGTACAACAATGCGGGATGGCACTGGAGAGGCTTGCCCAGATATTTCAATATTACTCTGAGAAAGAGGTGGGTGAAAAATCCCTACCCAGTTACTAGTTTGCTGGCATCACTCTATAACAATATGCTTCCTACTATTGAGGGACAACCAATGGAAGGGCAGGATGCCCAGGTGGAGGAGGTTAGAATCTATGAGGGGACTGAAGCTGTTCCTGGGGATCCTGATGTAAACAGATTTATTGATAAATATGGTCAGCAACAGACCAAACCCCCTGCAAAGCTTGCAAATTAAATTGTCAACACAATGCTGCTTTAATAAAGGCTTTATTCATCAATTGTTTCTTCTTCAACTACAATCCCCTCGAGAGGGTCCACCCCCCTTTCTATATTTAAACACATATCAGCAAAAGTAGTAAAGTTACACATATCAGAAAGCATTTTTTTCTCATTTTCCACCTTTTCTCTAATAGAAGCTGCAAAGTTCTCAGCAGGAACATTCCATAATAAGGCAATTAACATTGTTAATGGACTTTGGCACACTCTGTACCGTCCCATGTAATTGTTGGCATCAAGGCTCGTGCTAAGATGTTGTTTAACAGTGAAGTTATAGACTTTATGGAACCTGGCAAAGAGAGTTTTTGGAAAGAAGTACTCATTAGCTGTAACAATACAGGGCGGGAAAATCTGAGATCTCTTGTTCACATGTTTTTTCTCCAAATTAACCTTAACACTCCCATCTAGGAAATCTCTCAAATTGTCCAGGTTGTTAACACCTAATCCAGATTGTAGATGTTTCTTATCTGCTGTTTGCCCTTTTACATCTTCGAACACAACCGCAAACTTGTCTATTGCAACCCCTAATTCAAAGTTCAGTTTATCTGCAGGGCAATTAACATTCAGAGCTGCGCCCCCTACAAGGTTCATGATTGCAGCTGCAAGGCTTGTCTTTCCTGAATTTACTGGTCCTCTAAACAACACATTTCTTTTCTTTGGAATGTTCTCAGTAAATAATTGCAGTATATCCATCAACATTTCATGAAAATTGGTAAACATGCAATGGTACCAGGCCACCCCAGCAAGGTAAATAAACTTATCTACAGTAGACATTTCTGCAAGTTGCTGCAACAGTTTATCTAATCTTTCTGCTAAGAGTTCTTGTCTTGTGGACTCTAAAACCTTTAATCTTCTTCTGGCCAGAACATTGTCTGCAGCCTGCTGGCATATGCTCTTTTGTTGTTTGCAATGCAAAAACAACTCAGCATTTTCTAGATGCTGGCTATGATTAGCCCAATGCACTTTCATCCTAGGAAGGCCTTCTATACACTTTTTGCAAGAACTCTCACAGTTGCTAAATTCTAAGTAATGACCCATAATTACTAAAGGATCATCTAAGTCGTTTTCAACTGCAAAGGATGTAAGGAAATTCCAGTCAACCTGCTTAATCTCCTTTTTTTCATCCATAAACTCAAAGTGGTATAATCCAGGCTTGTTTTCCTTAGTTATTTCAAAGTCATCTTGTTTAGACACACAATTATAGAGTTCTAATGGCTTTGTAACTGCTTTGCAGAGTAAAAAGCTAACAGTGCAAAATTTACAGCAATAGCTCTTAACCGCAGTAACTCTATGTTTCCCTGCACTTATAAAAAACACAAAGGCCTCAGTTCCTTTCATCAATATTAGCCCCTTATATTCTGGATTGTATTTGTCTACTTGCTCATAGAGTACCTCACATTTTTCCTTAGTACTATAAATCATGAACGCATTCTGAGTCTTATTAGAGAATATAGCATGAGACAAGTACCCCCTAAGAATAGTAGGAAAATCATCAGGACTAACCCTCGGAGGAGGTTTTTTTGGAGTCGTGTTATGGTATGATTGTTGTGTTTGTGAAATCTCCTCAAGGTCCTCTGTGTTGTTGAAGTAGGAGCCAAAAGTTCCCTGGGATTCTCTGGCAGGAGTTCTAGGTACATTGGATCCGGTATCTCCTCGTACACTATCTCCTCCTCCTGGTGGTAAAGGACTGCAGGCTCTCTTTGGTGCTGGGATCTCTGGGGAGCCATTGGCATGTACTCGCTTTCTCTTTCTGCTGCTGGTGATGGTGATGGATTCCTCTGAGCTGTCACTGGGAATAGAAATAGGGGAGGGGGGGGAATGGGGATGCCAGGTGGACTCTTCATCCGAGGAGGGTAGCTCCTCCTCGCAGTATAGGTCATCCTCTGAAACATCCCACTTAGCGAAGAACTCCTCCCAGTATTTCTTCTGGGTCTCTGAATATCCTGCAGATCCATATGCATACGACCAGTATCCTCCTGTAGCTGGATTGAAGAATTCTCCTGGTCTTGTGCTGGAGGTGGAAGGATTATCCTGTAAAAAGTATATTTTAAATTTGCAGTTAAACTAGTTACCCCCCTTTTTCATACATACCTGAGGGATTGTAGACCTCATGCACATTGAGATCCAGCCAATCAACAGGTATAGCTCCAAGGAATTGAGCATAGAGGACGACCACCAGACTGGACACAGGCAGGCCAAACCACAGAGCATAACAGTCAATGCAGTAGCATTCTCCAAGAACAAGGCAGGGTACTCTCCATGACCTCTTTAGTAGAAAGTGCTGTTTTCTTAGCAGACACAGAATACAGTTGCATGTACTAGATCTCTTATTTTTAAGGCAGGTCAGTGGCATCCTACAAAGGCGCCTGTAATATGTCCCAGGAAATGTCTCCAGTAAGGATAGGTTCCACTGATCCTTCTGCAGACGTCTTACCTGGCTAGGCCCAAGTAGCAGCCTAACTCTGTACAGGCCGTCTTTCAACTTGGTCCACAGGGTATTAAGCTGTTGCATGAGCTGGCCATCTCCTCCTTTATCTGGGTGCAACTGGAGACATTTCTTCTTGTAGCATTTTTGCATGCGGCCATAGTCACCCCAGTATTGAGGATCTAGCTCTAGAAGAGATATGAGAATTTGCTTTTCCTCAGCTGTCAGGATTTTATCCAT